GTCACGGTCAACTATGAATGTATCTCCAGCGATGCAGTAGTTAGCGTCAATCTTTTTGAAGTAGCTGTTGACTGCATACGGCACCTTGACGTTGTATTCCTTCTCCTTTGCCACGGTGTAGCCATTGACGTAAGCATTAATCAGCAGCTCTTCTAAGCCATCAGAATTACCAGTATTATCAGTAATATACTTTGCTGGCCACATATAATCATGTGCGTCTTCAACGATTTCGGCCTGTTCCTTAGTTAGCACTACTTTTTTAGGCTCCCCAATCAAAGTGACAACATGGCCGCCCTTATTATCAGCCACTTGTTCAGCTTGTTCCTTGCTAGGCGTTATAGGGTGATCTGAGGTGACTAATGACCAAAAACCAGTACTATCCGAAAAGTCCCAGTATTTGCCTTCATCGTTCTTCACCGCGTACAGTTTTTCTTCGCTCATTTTTCGTCCTCTACTTTCGTAAGCTTGTACAAAGTCCCTTTGATGTCCACGTACACCGGCTCACCGGTCACTTGGCTGGTGTAAACATCGTCTACTTCCGGCTCCATTGGTCGGCCTCCTTTCCCGCTGCTAATTCCTGAATGCCTTCGTTGTATCTTGCGGGTATCTCTGTTGATTCAATGTGATTTTGTTCAGGCTCTAGCCATTGTCGAATATCAAATTCTTGTTCAACGTCTTTGCTATGCGGCATCACATTCACTGTACTGAAATGCAAATAGTCGTCTTCATCGTTTTGAATGAAATATACTTGTCTAGCAGCACGTTTCAGACTGTCACCATGAACAATTGTTGCGTTCATGCCGCGAATGGCACAATTGAATATCAAAAACGGCAACGTACTGTCGCCAAGCTCTTCAAGGTGATAAAAATACATGCTTGGCCGGTAGTCCCATGGCTTGTGCTTCAAACGGTCTTGTTGCCATCGTTGAATCATCATTGAGCCAGTCCCAGCCGCGACCTCGTAATACTCGCTACTGTCATTCGATCCAACGAGCATGCTCACGAGCTTGCTAATGCTTTCAGGGGTGAAATCTTGTTTCTTGTCTTTGCGATCAGCTTGAACACTCATGAAATATTGTGAGAACCAGTCATGTGATACGTCTGTACTGACATCTAGGAATTGCTTAAAAAGCTCGTTACGCTTTTGCTGATCCATGACAATCTTCATCAATGCTGATGGCGCTTGCTGTGCCTCACGAACACCTAACAGTTTGTGAACGACGTCTGCTGTGAATTTGGTCGTCATTTGAGTTCCTCTCATTTCGCGCTGACTGACTTCACAGCCTGATCGGAATAGTCCTTGATGCTCTGTGCGTCTTTGATTGCCTGTGATAAGTCATTGTTTGCCTGTTTGGCGGCTTCTAACTGTGATGTAAGGTCATTGATGGTCTTCTGCTTAGCATCGACCTCAGGCTGCTGCTGGCGTGGTTCAGGCTGATATACAGAAACATCTAGGCCTCTGACAGGAACTAACCACTTCATTTCAACCTCTATAGGGTCATTCGCCTCAGCTTTGAAGTGGATCTTTTCAACCTGTCCAACCTCAATGCCATTCACAAAAACTTTGCCGTTTTGAATTCGTATGCTATTCATCATGATTTTTTCTCCTTAATCGATCTCTTCGACTTCAATCTCAACACGTGGTTGATCGCTGTACCATTTGCCAACATGGATTTCGACTATTTGGTTGTCGTCCTCCCACAAAATGCCAGTAAGCGCATCTGATACAGACTTGTAGTAGTTGTCTACATCCGGCTTAACTGTTGGCCTAACTTTGCCTTCTTTTTTTCGCCTTATTAAGGCCTTACTGCCAGACTTTTGGAGCGGGCGGTATATTTCCATTGCCACCCTTACCGGGCCGCTTAGAGGCTCAATATTTAGCTCTAACGCCACGTTCTTAACGTGCTGCTTGTAGTTTCTTGATTTAGTCGGGTCGTAAGCATGACCCATTCGCGTGAACCTCGGCCGTCCTTGCGGGACTGGGTTACCAGGTATCGTTAGCCTTATCACGGTGGCTTCACGTCCTCCTGTAGTTTCTTGTATTCTTCCTTGCTAAATGGCTAACGACTCGCAATCTCTTCATGGCCGTTGTTATGGCGTGGCAACTTGATCTGGAAATCTTCAGCGACAGCTAAAATAAATGACCGTGACTTTCCAACACGTTTTGCAACCTCTGTTAGTGTTTTGCTCTTGCTTGCCGCCTTGGCAACTTGTACTGCATACTTTTTACGGTTAGCTTCCCCGCGTTTGTTTACAGCCTTGATGCTGCTGATCAGTGCCACTGACGGCATGTCTCGATTATCAACACCGGATACCGCACGTTTCTCGACAATCGCTTTCTTTGATACAACAATCCGGTTGTTGAACTCTTGCTTCTCCATTTTTGAGAATGCTTTGCTTTTTGAAATGTCTAGCATTGCTGAATTTTCGTAGCGCTTAAGCAATTCAGCCTTGAAGTCGCGCCACACTTTGTCTCCCTGTTTGTATAAACGCACTGTTACTTGTGTCATGCCATTGCCTCCTGTTCAATGCTTCGCGTCAGTGAAAAGTCAAGTGTTGCGAATGCTTCGCCAATCCATAGCAAGCGGCTCAGGCTTCCTGATACATCACCGTCAACACGAACTCTTTTTTCTGCTTCAAGGATCATGTGCCTATCGGCGTAAATAATGGCTTGTACGAGCATTACAATGTCTTTCCACTGTGCTTTAGTGATGTCTAAAATGCCGTCATCATAGTCACGTTCAAGATCCTTTATCGATCGCCTGAAGATTGTTTCACATGCCCGCAAGCGTTTATCCAAACGTTGTAAATATCTATTCGTCATTTCTTCGGCTGTCACGGTCTTTTCCCCCTTACGTCCGTTAACTTTTCAAAATTTAATGTGCAGTCTTTTGATTTTGGAATAATTCGGCTGATGAGTTTGCTGTTGTACATGTGCTCAAGCTCGCTCATCTCGTTGTTCGTTGTGATAATTGTTGATAGACGAGGACTGTTGCTCTCAAAATCAAGACGGGCATTTGCAACGCGATACATCAGCTCTTGCATGTCACGTCTAACCGGTTTGATGTCGAGTTTCATTCCGCCTTCTGTCCCGAAGTCGTCCAACAACAGCACGTCAGCCTCTTTCATTGCCCGCTCAATGCCTGCCAAGCGCTTGCGAACGTCTGGTGCATCGTATTGCAAGCCCATTAGGTTACTTAGCTCTGCTGTTGAGATAAACAGTCCTGACTGGCCTTGATCGCGCAATCTGGTTAGTATCGCTAAGGCCAAGGACGTTTTACCCGTCCCACGCGGTCCAAACAGAACCACGTTCTTAGGCACTTCCACCATTTGCTTAGTCAGCTTGTATGCACGATTCCCAAGATTCCTAGAGCTTTGCTGATCAGTTTGTAATTCAGGCTGCCATTTTTCGAACGTAAACTTGGCCGGAACGTTTCCGGGGAAAACTGAGTAGCGATAAATGGCACGTGCCTTTTTACGGTTCAGAGTGGCCATAGAACGTTCATAGAAGCGCTTCTCAATCTCCTCTTGAGTTGGTAATTTGCTGACGTCCATTCCTCGCTTGTCAATGATTTCTTGAATGTCACGATGAGTGAACATGCCTTTAGTCTTCTCCATATCCCCAGTTTTCCTTTCTAGGTCTATTAGGATTAAGCCGGTTTGCGCTGTATTTGCGGTTGGCCTGTGCCGCCATCGTGTCAAATTTAGATCGCAGTTTTGCCGCGCTTAGAATGTTTGTTTGCCAAAACGTGTCAAGCTGACACCAATCAATCATCTTGTGGATCTTCTCAAACGATCGGTGATCCAGTTGATTCATCTTTCGAATGTCATCAGCCCACACTTGCAAGTTTGGTTTTCTATGCTCAGGGTTGTTGCCTTTGATCTTTTCCCAGAGATAGACAGCTTCGATCATTTCAGGCGAGTCGTCGGCATATTCACGCTTGCGGGAATGCTGACTATCTTCTTTCTTTTCATTCTTTTCATTCTCTTCCTTCTTGTTTGTTGACACTTGATTGACAGTTGATTGACGTTTGATTGACACTTGATTGTCATTGTCCTGATAGTCACACCACTTAGATATTGATATGACGCTATATTTGGTGTTTGATTTGATTGTCAACATTCCACTGTTTTCAAATTTCTTAACCCATCTCCATACCTGACGCCATGACACTTGATTGTCACGCCGCACACCATCATTCATCTCAAACGCTAGTGCGTGGGCTCCTGTCACCAGTTCTCCGCTTGTCACGGATACTTCTTGACCGTTGAATAAGAACTTGCTAGGAGCATGATTTGCTTTCATCAAAATCAGTAGCCAAAGCTTTAGCTGATTCGCGTCAGTCCATACGAAGGACTGGCGTATTTTTCGATATACTTTGATCCAGCCTCCGTCTGCCATGTAATCACCTCAAATCAGAATGGAAGATCATCATCATTAATCGGCGGCTGACTAGCTGGTGGTTGAGTGTAGTTGGCTGGTTGATTACCAGCATGTCCTTGATTAGTCGGCTGAGTTGGTTGTCCCTGCGATGAACCTTTAGGCTCCAAGAGTGCAAAATTCTCAACGATGACCTCAGTTACGAATACTTTCTGTCCTTGAGCATTGTCGTACGTACGCGTTTGAATATGACCTTCGATGCCAACAAGTGAACCCTTGTGCGTGAAGTTGGCAAAATTCTCAGCAGACTTACGCCAGATTGCACAATTGATGAAGTCAGTTTCACGTTCCCCATTTGCGCTACGAAATTGGCGATCAACAGCAATCGTAAATGAACCAACCGCTGTTCCGCTTTGCGTATAGCGAAGATCAACCGGTTTAGTTAATCTGCCTGTTAAAGCAACTGAATTAAGCATTTTTAGTCTCCTTTTTATTCGGTACTTGTTTTGTAATGTGGCTGAATTCGTTTAAGTTCTTCAGCTGTCAGTTTGATTGGCTTGATGTGATATTTTTGGATAAACGACATGAGGCCGATCGTGTGCTGCTCGACATGATGAATGCGGCAAAGGGACATGTAGTGATATTGGCTCTCGTCAATTTTGTTACGATTGCGTCCCATGCCAACTGCCTCATAGTGTGCCAAGTCAGCGGGCTTTCCGCAGATAACACACTTGCGGAAACGGAGGCAGAACCATTGACGTGCATAGTCGTTAGGGATCATGTCCCATGTGCGTGTCTTGAATGGCACGTCATTGCGAAAACAAAACTCTAGAATCGTGTAAATCATGTTGCTGGCAGTTGTCATCGAGCAGTCGCTCAGCGAATATGGTTCAATTGCAAAAATCTCACGTGTATACGACTTCATGAGGCATTCGATCATGTTCACTGTGTCACCGTTCCAGTCGGATATGTCGCGCATCAGTGCAAATATCTTTTTACGCTGATCTGGGCTTATATGACGCCCGTCCTCGACTTCTAACTCAATTGATGGTCGTTTACCCGCGGCAAACTTAGACAGCGTATACAAGCCCAAATAGTCGTCAGAAGTGATAACAATTTGTTGGCCTGACAACTTATCGATCCTGCCGCTGATTTTCATTTACGACACCTGCTAGTTTCTTAATTTCGTTCTCAAGTAAGCTTTTTATGCCAGCAGCCGCACTCGGAGTTAACGTTTCGATGCTTGTTGCCTTGCTGCCGAATTTTGCATTCGCTAAGCCTATCCATATTTCAGCAAGTTCATTAACCGTTTTTGGCTTTGGCTCGCCTTTTTTGTTAGTGGCCGGCAAAGCTTTAAACTGTTGAACCATCATGTCTTTGATAGCTTTAACGGTTGCGTGATCAAGAATGGCAATTGGCCGAATAGACTGCTTGTTTTTGGTTATTGGACCATTGCTTGCTGAGCTGTCATTTGCATCAGGGTCAGAGTCTTCGGTGTCAGTAATGTTAAACATCTGCTTGTAAAAATACTTTTGCGCTGAAGTGCTGGCCTTGACCATGGCTTTTTCGCCAGTGTCCTGACCGCTGCCCGGGATGGTAAATGTCATCTCATCATGACCATCAGTAACAGTGAATGTTCCCATCAAATCAACAAAGTGATTATTGCCACCTTTGCCCGTTGTGCGATCATACTGGTTGACAATCTCATAACTGAATTTGATGACCAGACCGGCTTTGATCAGTGCCGGTTTCACAGCATCTTTGATGGCGCCTTCGCTCTGAAAACTATAATGTTGAAACGAGTTCTGACCATCTTTCTTGATAACACCAACAGCCTGCTGGGCTATCAAAATGCGGTCAACAAGAGACAGACTGTCTTTTACCGTGTCATTTTCTTTCTCGGCCATTACTTAGCCTCCATGGTGATAAATTCAATGCCTTGTTTTGTCATAAAATCCGCTACGCTTTTAGCTTCATCAAAAGTGCCAACAACCTCGAATCCGTAGTGTTTGACTTCTGGCTGCTTAACCACTTCACCCGTGTTGGTATCAACAACTTTGTCACCAACCTTTTTCTGATGCAGTGCATCAATCGCGGCTTGCGCTTCGGCACGTTTCTTAGCTTGTTCGGCCTCACGTTTTTGCCGCTCAACATAGGCATCAATGCGAGCCATAACATCTAACTGTGAAGCCCCTTGATCAATCTGTGCAATCCATCCGCCAGCATCTAAACCCATGGCTTCTGCATATTTGGTAACAGCCTTCTTGGCTGCTGCAAGATCTGCACGCTGTTTGACAATATAATCAGCTGCATCTCCGATTTGCCGCGTTCGTTCAAGCTTACTTAGGCTTTTGTTGAGCCACTTGTCGTTTAACTCGATGTCTTTCGGGTCAATCCCACGTGACTGCGCAATTTCTGTAATGTCATCAAGTACTTGCTCTTTGCGTTGTTCGGCGTCTAATCGTTCTTGTTCTTTTATCCCATCGTTGATGGCTGTTTCAACCGCTGAAATATCGCTAATCATGCCATCAATGACGGATTTGAACGCATCGTATGGTTTGTTGTATTCGCGTTTTATTTCAATACGTTTGTCATTAAGCGCTTTTGACAACTTGCGCAAGTCAGAACGAGACGCTTTCGCCTCTTTCAAAGTTCCTTCAGTGATTACAAGTCCACGGTATTTTTCGGCATATAGCTTGATATTGGCCGCAAGCTCGTCTGCATGTTGTAGAGTCAGCACCGATGGCTTATAATCAACTTTGAAGTCAGTAAGTGACAATGTGTTATTTTGCATTATGAATTTCCTTTCTATCAGTCGTTGGTCTGCATACCAGCGGCTTTTTTCATGACTTGTTTGATAATAAATAGGATTGCGTGTGCACCATCTTCTTGGCCCATCGCATACGTTTGGTGGAAATCAGTATTGTCGGGCCCATAGTCGGTAGCAACCTTGCGATATGCCGCGATCTGGCGGCTCGCTTCGGCTATAATTTGTTCGTATTCATCATTAGTCATTACGTCACCCCCTTAACTTCGCTAGTCGTGCACGTAGCTTCCCGTTCTCGGCAAGCAACATCTTTGCAATTGGTGTGTGGTTGCCGCGAATAATGTCTAACGTCAATTTGTTATGCTCTTTCAGCAAATCGCCAATGGTACGTTCTGCTTCATTCAATCCACTGCCTCCAATTTCCGCTGTGGCCTAAGCAGTGACCAATGATCACGCCGAAGCCACCAGCAATTAGTAAATAACCAATCATTATTTGTCCTTCTCTCTAAGTGACCTTGAAATCTCTGGGAACCATTTGTCTAAGAAGTCGAGCCATGGTTTCGGATGAAACAGATACCCCTTTTTGCCAGGCGGTGGATATGAAACCACGGTATCTTGCAAGAACTTGTGGAAGCGTGGGACGTTCAAGATATTGTTAACTACCCACGTGTTGTTATGTCCTTCGACATAGCTTGTTGCGGTGGTGAGCGTCCACATACCTCGTGCTGCTAGCTTGCGTTTTAGCTCTTGGTTCTCCTCGATCATCTTTGCCAGTTCTTCTTCATCGACCGCTAAATACTTTTTGCTTGAAATCTGATCATCTTCAACAACCTGCAACAGTGGCATGGCATTTCCTCCTTTCCTGTGATCGCCTCCTGACGGATAATGAAACTTAAAGGAGGTGATTGATATGGATCTAACTGTTCATTTCCGCGATGGCAACACGGAAGAAATCCCAGACTTTGAATCAGTGGTTTGCCTAGGAATGAATAAAAGTGTTGTTAAAGCTGAAGACTTTTCCAATATTTACTTGGAAAATAAAATTACCTATTCATTTGTTGGCCATGCTGATTCGCTCCAAGCTAATGGCGCCGATATACTGTATTTAGTTCTTGCTAAGTGATCCGATGAGCTCCGCGATGGCTGCCACCATCTCGGGGCTTTTTCCTTTGTTCTTCAGTTGAGCAACAACAAATTCTGTAACGGCATTTTCTAGTTTTTCCTGTGTTTTTACGAGCATTTAGATAGCCTCCTTTTGTAGAAACTTGTTGATAAAATACTGCTGGCCTTTGCCGGTCACCTTTGGGGTCTTCTGAACTGTTACATGGCCGTCCGAGTGGCTGATCGCCGTTTCCTTGACCTCGAACAAGCCTAGCTCCATCGCGCGCTGTGTCGGCGAATTATAGTCAGCACCAATCCGTTTGATCAAATATCCTTGCTCACGCAGCCATGCGAACAACCGCTTGGCACCAATGTCAACGCCGTTCTGTTTGATTACCTTGGCAAGATCACCGACCAAGATGGTTGTGTGACTTGTGGCTACCGCGTCTGCAAACAACGCTTTAGGCTTCATCGTTTCGTTATCAGCCGTAAGTGCCGCTGTTTTGGCTTGTTCGTCCTTTAGCTTCGTTGCCAGATTGATAATGAAGTCTGGATTATAGATGGCCTTCTCAATCGTTTCAGGCGTCATGTAGGCACCATGCTTGCGGATTGATGGGAGAACTTTCTCTGCTACCCAATCTGTAAATTCATCTGCGTTTGGCATATCAGATTTGAAAACTAATTTATAAAGCCCGGGTTCGGCAATAACAACGAAATCTTGTTTTCCACCGGGGGTCATCAATTTGGTGACCCCTTTGAATTTATCTGGAACATATTTGTTGACTGCGTTCGCTGGCTTGCTATATCCCAGTACTTCTGCAATGTCCTTACCGACAAACATTGGCTCGTTGTCAACCACCACAGTTCGTACTTGACGACCTTTAAAATCAAAATGCTGTAATTGGTTCATACTGTCATCCCCTTTCGTTCTTTATCGGGAACGTTATCCGTAAAAAAAAGATCCAGTTGATTGGCGCCGTATCCCAAAATGCTTGCCATTTTTACTAATTCGGTAGCGCTAATTGTTGTAATACCGTTCTCACGCTTAGCGTACGAAGAGCGGGTATGCCATCCCATAGCTTTCGCCATTTCATCTTGGTTCATTCCTTTTGCGATACGTTCAGCGCGAAGACGCTTTAAATTTAGTGTCATTGGATTGCCTCCTTTCGTTTCCTTTTGGGAACATTTAAAGAATATCATCAGCGTTCCCATGTGTCAACGATTATTTCAAAAAAATATTCAGATATTGTTTTTTTGTGCCCCTATTGTGCACAATCGGGAACGGTGTTAAAATCATTCTTGAGGTGAGATACATGAAAACAAATGATGAAATAATCAAGACTTTGAATGATCTTCGCAACCGTGAAGGGATTTCAATCAGTGAACTAGCACGCCGTGTTGACATGGCAAAATCGTCTGTGTCTCGCTACTTCAATGGAACGCGTGAGTTTCCATTAAACTATGTTGATAAATTTGCAAGTGCTTTACACACAACTCCGGAAAGTCTAATAGGAGTTTCTCCTGTAGATCCTTTTAAAGTCAAAAAACTAAATGTTCACTCTTATCCATACATTCCCGCTGAGATATCGGCTGGAATCTTGTGCAATGTCGATCCGCTAACTTCCGATGACGTTGAAACGATTCAACTGCCAGATAGTGTTATGGGAAGATATGCCGGAGACAATAGCATATTAATGATGCATGTTAATGGCGAATCAATGAACCAAACAATTCCAGATGGTTCTTTAATAGCAGTCAAACAATACAGCGATATTCAAGACCTAAAGGACGGGGACATCGTTGTGTTCGCAGATGATGGTGACTACGCTGTCAAATATTTCTATAATGATCGTCAAAAACAGATTATGACCTTTATTCCAGATTCCACCGACAAAAGATTTAGTCCTATCATGTATACCTATGAAGACCTTGAAGAAGAGAACATCAATATCATTGGCAAGGTAGTCGTGTACACGGTAGTTCTATAAAATCTTACGTCCAAACCCTGATCGACGTTAAAAGCTGAATTTTTTGGAGGGGAATAATGAAACTACTTATCTTAATTGCCTTTTTAGGATCGCTCCTATTGGCTGCAATATTTGGCACATTGTCTATAGTTCAAAGAAAGGATCCGAGAAAACTAAAGCGGAACCTTATTATTACCGCATTGTCGGCGGTAGCATTTATTGCAATCTTTTTTTGGATTGGCACCTACTCGGGAGAAAGCAAGAGGTCAGCTGCGTCTAGTTCGTCTTCAAAAGCTGAATCGTCAAAGGTCGAGTCGTCACAAGATGATGATGACAGTTACGAAGACACTGATAGCGATGACTCTGATGATGAAGAATCATCAAGCACAGAAACATTCAACGCTGCTGACTACAACACTGGGATCACTTATGAACAGTTGGCACGGACTCCAGACGACTACAAGGGCAAGAACATCACTTTAACAGGCGAAGTTATTCAAGTCGTTGAGGGTGACGATGAAACTGATTTGCGTGTTGCAGTTGATGGTAATTATGACAATGTAATTATGGTCGGTTATGATCCAGATATTATGAACGGCTCTCGCATTCTAGAAAATGACAAGATCACCTTCTATGCTGAAAGCTTGGGTACCACCACTTACAAATCTACCATGGGTGGCAAAATCACAGTTCCATTGGCTTTGGCCAAGAAGATTGATGACGCCGGAACCGCTCCCGACGACTATGGCGATTAGTTCCCTTCCCCCACGCAAGCGGCGTCCCCGTGCAAGCCGGAGAGTGGGGCTGGATACAAAATAAAAGGCGCCTACCCCACCGACCAAAGTGAACGGGTAGACGCTAAACAATTACTCGGAGTCATAAGGCTCTTTGCATACTCAATTTTACCAAAAAAGGAGGCAATTCGCATGGCAACATTTAGGAAACGCGGCAAATATTGGGAATACCGAGTTAAGTATACGGACTCCGCCGGTAAGCAGCTGGTTGCTTCACACGGCGGGTATCGGCTTAAATCATCTGCGCAAGATGCTGCAGAAGCTGTAGAAGATGACCTCAAACGTGGTGGCGATCCTTCCAAAGCTGGAACACTGTTTTTGGATTATTGGGATCAATGGATTGATGCTTATAAGTCAGGCGATAAGTCCCTCAATACTGAATATAGATACACGTTGCTAAGAAAACATTTGAAGTCACGTTTTGACGGCCGTGAGCTTGGCTCAATCCGTCCAATCGAATGGCAACGTTTCTTGAACGACTTCGCTGCCGGTAAGGACCGCAAGAAAGAGACCACACGCAAAGGCCCTCGCGAACGCTCAAAGGATATTGTCAGCAAGATGAATAGCTATGTCCGCTCAATGGTTAAGGCAGCCATCAATGATCGTCTGCTCTTTTCTGACTTCACTTTTGGTGCCAAGGTTGGTGGAATCCGTTCAGGAAGCAAAGTCAAAGTGCTTGATCAGGACGATTTTGCACAGGTTAAGTCTCATGCGGCCGATAAGGCTTCATATCGAAGCATAGGGGCGCTTGCAGTGTATTTAGGGGCAATGACAGGCATGCGGGTTTCTGAGGTTTTAGCACTCACGTGGGCTGATATAGATATTATTAACAACGTGATACATGTTACCCGTTCTTGGGATCATCAGTATGGGACTGGATTCAAGCCGACAAAAACCGAAGCGTCAATACGAGATGTTGAAGTGTCACCAGCAGTTATTAAGCTGCTCGAGCGCATTCATCAAGAGCAAATGGCAGCATACTTGCGAACTGGTTATAGAGATGCCGATCAAATGATCATGCGGAATCAATGGCACACGGTCATTACTGACACAGCCTGCAATAAGGCACTTGCGATTTTGCAAAGCGATGCAGGGATCCCAAAAGAAAAACAAATTACTTTCCACGGCCTTCGTCACAGCCACGTTAGCTATCTAATTAGTCAAGGCATTGACATCTATTACATCTCAAAACGTCTTGGCCATTCAGACATCACAATCACCATGCGAGTATACGGTCATCTTTTGGACTCTCAGAAAAAGAAAGAAGCTTTGAAAGCCACGGCTGCCATGGATCGGCTTTGA